CTTCTTCAAAAGTTCTTCACCCTTTTCCCTAGCCTTTCCTTGAAGTTCTTCATCAAGCATTTCTTCAACAATACTCTGTCTCCACTCTTCACTCATATTCACCATAATTGCTTCTGCTGCTTCTGGTGTTTCAGCATATCCTTCATCTAAAAGGTGTGAAAGGATAATGTCGTAATAATCATAACTATCACGAATACCTTGCTTATCACTCCTAGTTAAACGATTTGGGAATGACTTTTTCTTTTCGGTATTATCAGAAACTGTTTTACTTCTTTTATATTTTTCTGATTTATTTCTATTAAGTTTTTCCTCTTTATCTGGGATTTGACTACTAAACGACCTTTTAATAAGTTTATCACGAATTTGTCCAGCACGACCAACACTTTCAAGGTCTCCTTTTGATTTCAACTTATCCATTTTATCCTGAACTTTTCTGTTGCTGTATATTTTATACCCCTCATCAAGTTGCTGTTGATTTTCAACAACTTCCATATATGCTTCTTGAATACTACGAAGTTCTCTCGAATCCATTTTACGAAATACTTTTTAGGTATTTATAGAAAAGAAGCGTCTCGTTGATTGAGACGCTTCTTGAGTGCTTGGCGACGTGCCTTTGCTTGTCGAAGTGCTTGCGGTTTGAGTTTCCGCTTTTGTTCTTTCTTGGAATGATGCTTCCAGTTTGGGACTTGCATTGTTCTTTGATGTATCAGGACATCATACGTGAAAAACCTTTGACTTTTTCGAACCTTGTGACACTTTCAAATTTGTCCTGTAGGTCCGTCTTGTGAGAGATGACAAAGATGTTAGCATCCTTAATCACATATCGGATAATCTTAAGGAACTCATCAGTTCCAAACCCATCCAGTGAAGAATCAAATACCTCATCCATAATCAGCAGGTTTGTATTTACTGAGTTTTTGAGTCTGGCAACTTCTCTCCAAGTAAAGAGGAGTGCCAGGTCAATTCTCATTTTCTCACCTTCACTAAAAGAACTATAAGAGAAGTCTTCGTGGATGGGAGATTTTACAGTTTCATTAAACTCTTCGTTAAGATGGAAGTTAATATAAAAATCCATCAGTTGGAGATAACGATTGACCTGCTGATTTATGAACGGAAGATACTTCTTAATGATCTTCGTCTTTACACCATCGTCCCTAAGAAGGGAGTAGGCAAAATCGTAATGAACGATTTCCTGTTTTTTAGTAGAGAGGTCTTCTATTGTCTTGTGGAGATTTTCTTTAAATTCTTCTAGCTTCTCATGTTCAGTATTTCGGTTTGCAAGGTTCTCGGTAAGAGTTTGAATTTCATGCTCAAGATCTCTGATTTGTCTCTGGTTGAGGCTAATCCGAGTATTGTTTTGAGAAATGCCATGCGTTAACTTTGTAATCTCCTTGGATAGGGCATTGAATTGACGCTCTCTTTCCTGTTCGAACTCAATAGTTTTTTCAAGTTCTTCATAACCATCTTTAAGTTCCTTTGCCTTATTTTGAGCATCGCTAATTCTATTTAACCGAAACTCTTCCTCTATACTCTGAGTGCAGGTAGGGCATACCGTATTTTCAGTAAAAAACTTATGCTCTTTGGTAATAGCAGATACTTTCTGAGAGATCTTACCTCGGAGATTATTGAGTTTTACTAACTTATCTCCAGCACCAATGACCTCTTCTTGTTCCTTTGTAAACTTACAAATTTCCTCCTCGGTCTTGGCATTTTCATTCATATAAATGCCAACTTCATCATCCAACTTGGTAATCTTTTCCTTGTTGGCATTTATATTGGCATGACCACGATTCTCCAACTCATCAATGAAGTTCTGCTGCATCTTCATCTTGTCCTTAAGAGTGTCTTTCTTAAGGTCAAGAGATTTGATTTGATCCTTCTTCTCACGAATCTTGTCCTTGATGAGAGCATTCATCGCAGAGAAGATACGAATATCCAATAGATCCTCAATCACCTCACGACGATTAGAAGTCGTCAGTTGCATAAAAGGAACAAAAGTGCTGCTACCCAGAATCACAATCTGAGTAAATGACTTATAGTTTACTTTCAGAATACTTTCTTCCAAGATGCGTTGGTTGGCACGATCATCTGCTTCCTTATGAAGAGGTGTTCCATTTACCTCAATATCAAACACATTCGGTTTGATACCACGACGCACCAAATATTCCCTATTATTGATAGAAAACTCAATCTCAACAACACACTCTTTCTCATTGGTAGTGTTTACCAACTGTGGTTTGTTGATCTTACGGAATGGTTTATTAAAAAGAACAAACGTGAGAGCATCCAGCATTGTGGATTTACCTGCTCCATTTGTGCCGATGATCAGATTTGTATTATGTTTTTGGAAATCGATTTCAGTCCAAGCATTTCCAGTGGAAAGAAAATTTTTCCATTTAATCTTTTGAAAAGTTATCATTCAATTTAGGAGGAATAACAATATCGTCAGGAGTGATTACCGCATACTTGTAATTATAGTGCTTACAAGTCTTTATGGCAAGCTCATCATCAACTTCGACAACATCCATGGGCGATTCTTCATTGTCTTCAAGCATCATAGCATAACGCTCTGCATCATCCTCATCCTCAAAGAGAAATAAAACTTTATGTCCGTGCTGGTCTTGGACGGCATAAGCACCGTCTTCTTTATTGTCTTTGAGGGTAAGGAGAAACATTACTCTACTTCGCAAGCTTGTGTATACAAATCTTGGAAGATACCTTTGATTACATTTTTATCAAACTCAAATTCTGATTCATCAATGTAACGATTTAGAATAGAAATTGTGCTTTCTTCTTCATCAATATCAAACTCTTCACTTTCGTGGATATCAAAGTTTTCAACAATTTTGAGATCTTGAATTCCCACACTATGAAGTTTATCAATAAATCTTTCAAAATCTTTAGGGTTTGTCTTTTTACGGACGATTACCTTGACGATTTTGTTTTCATACTCCGTAGCATTGAAGAGTTTGTAGTTGGTATCCTCATAATAGATATTATAGAATAATTTATAAGGATTGTTTACTGGGGTCAGAGTGAGGGTTTCCGTATCAAAGATATGAAAACCACGGGTATCATTCACATCTGTCCAATACATCTCATAAGGATTTCCTAGGTATGAGATTCTTCCGTCAGACGATCGAGTGTGATAGTGTCCCGAGAAGACATGATCGAACTTCTCAAATAGTGTGCTGTCCAGACCATGCTCCATGATGATTTGTCGATTAACTCTAAATCCTTGGAGTTCCAAGTGCCCCATCGCACACCTGCAAGAAGTCTTTTTGATAGTGTTGAGAGATAGTTCTTCATTTCCTTGATTGATCCACGGTAAAAATAAAATGTCAAGTCCACCAACTTTGACTTCGGTTGGTTGACTGTAAGCCTTGATATTAGAATAAGTCTGAAGTAAAAGTTCTGGAGAGTTTACTTCATTCGTGTTCTTATAGTATGTGTCGTGATTTCCGATAATCATGTGAACATCATACTTTTTGAGAGGGTCAAACACAACCCTCTTTGCCCATTCTAGACTTTGATAGTCAATCGACTTCCGACTATCAAAGGCATCACCCATGTGTATGACTGCTTCTACTCCGTGCTCTTCTAGAGCAGGGAAAAATACATTCTCATAAAAGAGTTCGAAATAATCATGCAGATACTTGGAACCTTTACGCGCTCCATAGTGAGTATCTGTGATGATGGCAACCTTCATCGATTCTTATAGGTGATATTGTCCTTGATCGTATTATAGTCTGAACTGCTACCAGAAAGCAAGCTATCGTCAACCATCATAACCTCATCAAATCCAGTTCTCTCAATGATCTTGGTCTTGATGTCTAACTGCTTCTTCTCTTTTTGGATTCTACGGAGAAAAGCATAATGAATGATCTGTGTAAAGTAAGCAAAAGGATTCTTAGACTTCTCTGGATCAAAGTTGTGAATGTACTGAACGCAATTTTCGATTCCATCAGAAATCATATCTTCCCTGAACATGTAGTTCACAAAGTTTGGTTTATAA